CCTAGCCCCGCCTTCCCAAATCTTGTAAAAAGGCCCCGGTGACTTATGGGTTAGTTGCCGGGGCCTTTTTACAAGATTTGGGAAGGCGGGGCTAGGACGCTATGGGCACGCCAAGTATCGAAACTACCTAGGCGCTGTTTCGAGCCTTCCCACCGGAAAATGAAATATTAAGAACGAGAACGGTTATTGTAAACACTGCGGAGCCGATTGGGACGGCGGGGACATAAAGCAAACCTTTCTAGATCAGGGCCGATCGGAAGAAGAGGCTGGCGAGATTGCTAGCCAATACGGCTATCCCAAAAGGACTCAGTGGGGCAGGCAGATAGGCATCTACTGTATGCACAGAGACCGCACAGTAGACTATCAATGCCCTGACTGTAAGAAGCTTAGTAGTGAGGAAGTCGTATGACTGAACGCCAGAAAGTGTATCTCATTGCCACCGCAATCGTGATTTTGTCTATAATGGGAGCACATAAAGCCCTTGGGGATGACGTAAGCATTAAGGGTGGCGCGGGTATCATCAATAACGTGCTGGACGGCCAGGCTAAGTACTTCGGGGTACGGAATGAGTTTCCGGCCCTAGCTAGCCTTACTCAAGTTTGGGAACTTGGGGGGTATGTAGATAATGCCAAGCAGTACGGGCGAAAGAGTTCCTTGGTAGGGAAGTACCAGATAGGGGTAACCCCCGGGCCTAACGTAGGGGTGTACACCAAGGCATTCTTAGGGCCTTGCTTGATAAGCACTACCGACGCGTACTTAGGAGGCCATTTTCAGTTTTGCGAGGACTTCGGGCTAGGGGTACGGGATATGTACACTTTTGCAGGACTTAACTACGGGCATATCAGCTCAGCTGGACTAGAAAGCCCCAATAAGGGACGTGATTGGGTTACTATGGAGATGGGCGTGAGATTTTAATGGGAATCACCGAGGGAATTCTCAAATGGCGAGAGCAACGCAAGGCAGAGTTCGTGGGCCGTCGATTTGGCCGCCTCATTGTACAGGCTTTTGACGAAAGTTCGGTGGGTAAGTCGTATCGGTATGTGTGCCTCTGCGATTGCGGGAAAACCGTGTCCAGTCTCAAGTCGAACTTGCGACGCGGAGAAGCCCAGAGTTGTGGTTGCTTGCGAGCGGAACAACAGCGCAAGTTCACTGTGGCCACCGCGAACGAGGAGTACTCTAAACACCGCAATCTAGGGCAGAAACGCGGCCTTGGTTACCTCGTCCGAGAGGACTGGGACGCGATCGTATACCGACCCTGTGATTACTGCGGGCACATGGATACACGAAATGGACTGAATCGTCACAAGGTCCGCAAAGAACGCGCAAAGGGATTAGAGATGCTTTGGGACCTTAAAATCAACGGAGTCGATCGCGTTGAGCCGCTGAAACCTTATATTCCCGAAAACTGCGTACCCTGCTGCGGAATCTGCAACATCATGAAGAGCATGCTCACTGTTGAGCAATTTGAGGCACGGATCAATGCAATTTATCAAAATCGAAAGCTTGGAGAAGCCCGGGGATTTGAGGAGCTGGATCAAGGATTCGGTACGCGAAGGTTCGCGGCTATTCGCGCTCGATCTAGAGACAACGGGGCTGCATAAAGGTGCTGACATTATATCTGTGGCTATTACCGGACCGACAGCAGACTGGATAGGCTTTGTAGCCCCTTGCTTGCTTTCGGAGTTGATGGAAAGTCCCGAGGGTACAGAGTTTGTGTTTCACAACGCACCCTTCGATTTAAAGATGCTTTCTTGGTTCGGGATTCGGCTTCAAGACAAATTCAAATACCGCGATACATTGATCCTAAGTCATTTATTGGACGAGTCGGGAGAACACGGACTCGGACCGTTAGTCCTGAGGTATTTCAATGACAACTACAAAGAAGAGTTCTGGTCCAAGTACAAGAAAGCGGAAGACGCGCCGAAAGACGAACTTGCGCAGTACAACGCCAAAGACGTCTCTTACACCCGTCGACTATACGACCTGCTCAACAGTGGGTTGTCCGAGGACGGAGTGCCAGAATCCCTTGTACGACACGTCCACGACCTCCAAAGAAGCCTTCTCGAAACCGAAATCGTAGGAATCGCCGTCGATCGTGACTATCTCCTCGCGAAAGGTGTGGAGCTTAAGACTAAAATTGAGAGCCTTCTTCCTCGTATGCGCCAGAGCGTTGCGGACGAGATCAGTGTCATCGAGTGCGACGAATGGGTCCGAGAGATCGAGAAGCGAAAAACCACAGCCGGGAGAAATCGTGTACTACGCCCCACCTTCTCATTCGACTCGCCCAAGCAGCTTGTGGAGCTTCTTTACACACAGCTCAGACTCGAGAAGCAGTACAATGAAAAGACGAAGAATGTCTCGGCGGACTGGGATGCGCTAGAGAAACTCAAAGACCGTCATCCGGTAATCCCGCTCATTCAGGAATATCGCGAGGCACAGAAGATCTATTCGACTTACGTGCAAGGGACGCTTGACCGTATGGTTGACGGCCGTATTTACCCGTCGTTCAATTGCGCAGGTACAGCAACGGGGCGAATCTCACATTCTAACCCCAATTTAGGCAATATGCCTAGAGACGGCGGACTCCGAGGAATGTTCATCCCCGATCCAGGGAATATTTTCATTTCCGCGGACTACAGCAGCCTCGAGGTGTTCGTCGAAGCGCACTTCACGCAAGACAAGAACCTCATGCGTCTGGTGAACGAGGGTATCAGCAAGCACGACCTGACGGCGGCGGAAGTGGGAATTGAAAGAAACACCGCCAAGACGGTCAACTTCCTAGCTCAATACCATGGGACGGCTTTCAAGCTTTGCAAAGTCCTGGGCATCTCTCAAGGAGAGGCGCAAAAGATTCTCGATAAGTACTGGGCGGCGTATGGTGGCTGCAAGGCGCTCAAGGCCGAAACTGACGCAAAGGTGATTGCGGGAGTACCTATTATCAACCCATTCGGACGTCGTCGTCGTTTCGAGAAGAAAGTACGTAAAGAATGGGACGGAGATTTCCGTCAAGCCTACAACGCTTTGATTCAAGGTACCGGATCGGATTGCACGTCATGGGCTCTCTACACAGTAGATGCCAGACTTCGTGAACGGGGATGGGGCCGCGTGCTCCTTTCAGTTCATGACGAATTGCTTATTTCCGCGAAGATCGAGCACAAGGAAGCCGCCGCCGTTCTACTCGTAGAGACTATGCAGGAAGCGTCGGGTGTTGCGAACCTGTCGGTTCGTCTTAAGGCCGAGCCTTACATCATGGAGGAAATGAGATGGCAAGACTAAGGACGGTCTGCGGAACCGAGTTTCAAGTGGATGAGCGTTTTATGTGGGAGTACCGACACTACCGTTGGACGCTTCTTAACTCTGGCTATGTATCGACTACCAACTGGGACAAGGAGCTCAAGAAGCCCGTAACCTGGACAGTTCATAGGATGGTGATGGGGAAAGCCCCAAAGGGACTGGTTATCGATCACGTTAACAACGATAAACTTGATAACCGCAGAAACAATCTCCGTTTTATTACTCAACAGGAAAATACCCGGCGCGCGAATAAGCCAGGAACCTCTGGATATCGGGGCGTTAGCTGGTCCAGACAAAAGAACAGGTGGAGAGTACGTCTATGCGTTTCTGGACGCGAGATTCATTGTGGGTTCTTCGACGATATTCTAAAGGCCGCAAAAGCCTACGACGCAAAAGCACTTGAACTTTTCGGAGAGTTCGCTAACCTTAATTTCAAGGAGTTCAAATATGCCACCTCTTAAAGACTACGCTTGTCGCGACTGCGGCGATATCCACGAATTCCTGATCCGCTCTGAAGCCGACATCCCCACTAAATGCCGATCCTGTAACAGCGAAAACATCTTCGCCTCCCCTACGGCCCATGGAGGTATCAAGGGTTATTTCGGTACTCCTCCTAAGCGCAATCAGGGCAGTTACAAACGAGGTAAGTAATGGCTGAGATAAAAGCCTTGAAGCAAGACCTGGTAAACAAACTCCGGGAAGGGGAGCTTACACCTAAACAGGCTGTCGCCAAGCTTGAGGCAATTACCCCGGGGCAAATGAGGACAGGTAGGGTTTATGAGCAAAAAGACCGTGACGCACGCATCGATCAATATCGTAATTCGAAATCAATTCGAAAAGAAATCCGACGGAATAGAATACCGTTCATTTCACGGAATTTCTTGCCCGGCCTGTTTCTCAGTCAGGGACTTATTGTTGTCGGTGCCAAAGCAGGACGTGCCAAATCTACCACTGCAAGCAATGTTCTTGCGGGCTTTCTGCAAACAGTGCCTGAAAAAAGCGCGATCGTGGTTAGTAATGAAGAAGCGACTGACGCGGTTTACGAGCGCACTGCATGCGTTCTTCTCCAAATTCCGTACACACAGTTCTTCAACGGGGACTTGAGTCCCAAGGAGGAGCGCACAGTAGAAGAGTGTGTTCAGGATCTAATCATCCCTCGGGTTGTAGTTGTGGAAGACGGTTCTTATGATATGTCCTACCTGGACGATGTCCAAGCCGTGCTAGAAACTGCCGCGATAGAGCGCACTGGGCTTGTTATTATCGACTACCTCCAGTGCATCACGCAGTCCCGTAGCCGGCCAGAACTGGAATCCTTTCAGATTTCAAAAATTTTAGGATTTTACCTAAAAGAGTACGGCAAGAAAAACGGCGTTCCGGTGGTCTGCTTTGCTCAGCTCCGGGACACTGATGGCGTGGACATGAAAGAACGAGTTGAGAATGACAAGACTATAGTAAACCATGCCTTTCTTGCAATCGAGCTTATCCCCGATTTTGAGACGCTTACCACTAAGTTCAAGGTGCACAAGGATCGGTTCAGCGGCCATACGGGAAAAGAGGTCATTTGCGACTTTAAAGGCGGTAGATACGTGTTTCAGGGAGATGATTCGCTATGACCTTTCGAGGAGTCAAACTCATTAGGCCTATTGTCGTACCCTTCTCAGGCAGCGTTAGTCGTTCCGAGCTTTACTTCGATAACCAGCTTGATCTTGCGACAAGAGAAGCGTGGTGCAGGGCGGGTTACCCGGTATATTTTGATACAATTAGCTCAAAATATTACACATGGGTTGACAATTCGGTTTTAGAAAAGCAAACTAATACAAATACACAGGTAGACGTTAAGTGTGAGTGTGGTGGAGCAGCAGTAAAGGCGGTGTATCATAGTGGCTGGTGTCCGAAGTCCGGGGAGGCGAAAAGTGTGTAAGAAATACGCCGGGGGTTCTTACCGGGTCAACGAGTTAGATGAGGGAAGCAATGAGCCCCTCTACCCCCCAAAGATGCGACCTTGTAGAAAGTGCAAGAAGCCCACATCCAATTATTACAGGTGCTGGTCCTGTAATAATGAGATTGCGTGGCATAAGCAGAACGGCACCGCTCAAGAATATTTTGCTAATGACCTTTGGGGAGTGACTGTTTAATGGGGGCCTACTCGAGGAATAAAGGCAAGCGCGTAGAGCGGGCTCTGGTTGAGGAGCTTAAGCGCAATGGATGGGGCGAGGTTTCTAGGGAGGGATGGAAACAGGTAAGGTTCGGCAGTAGTGAGGCACCTGACGTTAGGGCCAGGCCCCCAGGATGGGGCACGGCTATTTCGTTTGAGTGTAAGGCCCGGGCGGCTGGGTTTGACGCTTTCTACGGTCTTCTTACCAAGACCAAGGTTCTTAGGTTCACCGACGGGCACACCGAGTGCGCTGTGAGCCACGACCCCAATGAGGTTTGGGAATTCTGCGGTTACTACGTGCAGGCCAGCGAGTTTATGTGTGATAATGAAAAGGCGCTCTACAAGCTCCTAGATCTTAAGAAGAAGTGGCTTGGTAATGCAGACGTGTTGGTTTTGAAACAGGATCGGAAACCCTTTATCTTCATTAGATACTCTAAATGACCAAGAAGTACATATGCCCCCGGCATAACGACACCAACCCAAGCGCGCACGCATACAGTAACGGGTTTTACTGTTTCGTTTGTGGAGCGCACGGACCGCTGTCCGACTTGGGGCTGAAACCCGGAGAGAGAGTTGAAATAGCCTATGTCGAAGATATCGTTGCTACGCTTGCTCATATCTCAACTTTATCCCGGAAAGAGATTCGGGGTTTTTCGCTTCCATGTACTCCTAGGGGTTATTACCTTGTTTGGCCTACCGGGGATTATTACAAGCTGCGTATCGAGAATGCGGAAGCGGGCAACAAATATCGCGGTCCGACGGGCCATCGCAAACCTCCGTTTGAGGCTAAAGTGGGCACAAACTCTGGACGACTTTGTCTTATTGAGGGGGAGTTTAACGCGCTCTCGCTGGCGGCGCTCGAAGGCCCCTATGATGTCATCTCGCCGGGCGGAGCCGGG